CGTCGAGCCAGTCCGACCAGATCACGGACCGCGCCGACGCCGGGCGGTACTGGCCACGCGCCTGATAGTCGGTCGCGCCGATCAGGTTCTGGCTCACGATCAGCGCGCCCGCCTCGAATACGCGCTGGCCTTCCTCGCCGGCGAGCGCCAGCTCTTCGGTGTCCTTGAAGCGCACTTCAAAGCGGATGCCGTCGACATCGGCGGCCGCGTTGTCCCAGCCGAGCAGGATGGCGGCGCGCGCACGATCGCCGACGCTTAGCGTGTAGGGGTCAGCGAACCACGCGACGATCGGCTGCGCCGGCGGGCGCAGCAGCGTGATCGTGCCTTCGGAGATCGGGCGCTCGTCGTCCGCGGGCGTCCAGTCGTAGGCCGCCGGGTCAAGCTCCTTGAGCGCGACGCCCATGTTGAGGTTCGGCAGATCATCGGCCGACACGATCTCGAACGTCTTGGTCTCATAGCCGTTGCGCGCCGAAGTCCACGAGACGACATCGAGCGGCTCCAGCGGGAAGGCGTCGGGCGGGAGCGGCAGCGCGTGCCGGCGCCAGGCGCGCGTCGTGTCGCGCTCGGCGCGCATCAGCCGCTGCACTTGCGTGCCGGAGGTGACGAAGCCGAAGCTGACATCGGCCGCGAGACGCCGCCCGTCGCTCTCTTCGAGATCGGCGTCGATCAGCGGCGGCGCATCTGTGAGGTTCCAGCCGCCGGCCGGGCTCACGTAGCGGCCCGCCACGTAGTTGACCTGCTGGGCTTGCGGGGCGAACGGCTCGAACGTCTGCGCTTCGCTCGACAGGATGTCGGCATCGGTGATGGAGAACACCGCCACGCCGGCGGCGCCCGAGCGCGTCTTGTAGACGCCGCCGATCTCCGCGAGGCGGCCGTTGTCGGCCTTGTTGAGTTCGTCGAGCACGTCCGCCGGCATCGTGTCGAATTGGATTTCGCCGCCGGCGCGGAATTGCGCCTCGGTGCCGCCGCCCACCAGGTCGATCGGCGCGTCGCACTCATTCGACGCCGCGACCCACGACGCTGCCGGCAGTTGCGCCTCGGTGACCGTCTGCGCGCCCCATTGCCACGCGCCCGCGTAGCGGATGCCGCGCAGGATGTTCTCGCGGATCACCGCGACGTTCTCGGTGAACGACCACGTCGATGCGTCGCTCCAGCGTTGCGCGCCGGTGCCGCCGGCGGTGTCGTCAAAGCGGCGGTCATAGAGCGGCGTGCCGTCGAGCGCGAACTTGAACTGAGGGAAGCCCGGGAACAGCTCGGCGTTCACCAGAGTGGTGACCACCACATAGGTGATGCCGACGCCCACGAAGCGATCGCTGTACAGCCGCTCGGTGCCGTCGAACAATTCGATCAGCCTTGCGTCTGCTTCAGTTTGGCTGCCGTCGTAGAAGCGCACCCACAGGTGCGACTTGCCCTCGACCGTATATTCGGGGATCGCGATGCCTTCGGCCTCGGGCTCGGCGTCGGGATCGTATGTCGCCAGCGCGCCGCCAACCCACACCTCGCGCAGCGCGGTCGACGGCAGATCGGCGAGCGCGATCACTTGTACGAGGTACGCGTTCGGCGTCGAGCCGTCCTGGCCGAACGTGTTCACGTAGACCAGCGAGCCGGCCGTCATGTAGTGGCCGACACCGAAGGTGCGGGAGACGGTGCCGCCAGCCTCCAGCTTGCCCGACGTGCCGCCGATCGGCGTCGAGTCCGTCGCCTGATCACTGGGCTTCTTCCGCGTCAGATAGCCAATGGCCACGTTCGCGGCGACCACGGCCGCAAACGTGATCGCGGAGACGACTGCCGCTGTCGCCTCAATGCCCACATAGGCGAGCGCGGCCGCGGTGAGCGGATCGGCGCGCGACGAAGCACTGCTCGTAACGAGCACCCACAACGCGACCAGGAGCGGCAGGTGCCTTCGCATCACGGCACCCTGAATGCGCGCGTCGCGCTTTCGCGCGGCACGGTGCCAAGTCCGTCACCGCGCCAGACAGTCACACGCTCGCCATTCACGATGCCGAGCGCCCATCCGGTCTCCGGCGACGGAAACGCCACCACGTCGCCCGCGCGGGCCAGTACGGGGTGGATCTCCGGGAGGTGCGCGGCCGCGAAGGCGCACAGGTCCGCGAAACCATCGGCGGCGAGCAGCGCAATCCCTTCGGCGATCGTCGCGTAGCGACCGCGGTACGGCGCCGCGAGGTCGACGCCCGTCATCGCGAGGATCGCGTCAGCGACCTTGAGGCCGCAGTCGCCGTCCGCGCCTCGCCGATGCGCTTCCGTCGCGGTCGCGAGGCGCGATCTCCAGTCGGGGCGCCGCTTCATGGCCCGCCCACCTTGCTTGGGCCGCCCTTCACGTCGACGGCCGGAGTGCCGGCCTGCGCCTGGCCCCAGAAAATCTGCCAGTCCGCGACCACAGCGGTGTGCATGTAGAAGTCGTCGGTGCCGCCGCTGCGCGCCAGCTGGCTCTGGTGCGAGCGCACGTCCGGGTTCGCGCGCGTCAGCTCGCGCGTGGTCGAGACGCAGGTGATGCGCGCGCGCCCGGCCGAGCCCGCGACGGGTGTCTCGATCGGCGCGCCGTCGACCGTGCCGACGAACCGCGGCTTCGCCGGTGCGAGCTGCAGGCGCGTATCGGGATCGTAATAGGCGCGGTGGATTTCCACCGGCGCATTGCGCATGTCATGACCGCGCAGCATGTCGGCGACCGTCGCGTCGATCGCCGGCAAGTCGATGTCGACGGATCGCACCGTGATGTCCGATGTCAGCGCGATTGAACCGAGCTTGAAGGCGCCACCAACGCCGCGATAGGGACGGCTCACCACCGCGCCGGTGCGCCCCGAACGCACTTCGATGTCGACATTCCGTACGAGCGTCGAGAAGCCGTAGTCGACCGGGTCGCCGCCGCCGATTGGCCGCGCCGTGATCCACACCAGGTCGCGCGCCGCCACCGTGCGCTTCTGGATGCCGGCCAGCTCCGCGGAGTCGAGAAACCGCATCACGGCACCTGCATGGCGGTGAACGTGATGGAGCCGAGCCCGCCGCGCTGCGACTGGCCCTTGAACGTCCCCGGTACGATGAACACCTCGGCGGTCTCCGCGCCCGCGCGGATATGCGGCACCACCGAGATCATCCCGGTTCGGCCCGCACCGTCCGCGACGCCCGTGGTGGTGAGCTGATGCAGACAGCGGCGGACGTTCGGCTCCTCGCCGGTGTCGAAGTGGAAGAAGTCGCCGATCGAGAGCACATAGCCGACCGTGAGTCCTTCGAAGCGCAGCGACTTGTTGTCGTCGCCGAGCGCATAGATCGTCACTTCGCTTTCGCCGAGCGTCGCGCCGTTGAGATCGGCGAGCGGATACGGTGCGCGCGGATTGTGCAGATAGAACGTGCCCTGCGCGCCGCGCAGCGCGTTGATCCGCGCCTCGGCCTCACGCGCCTCGGCCGCCAAGAGCGTGCTGCAGCCGACCTCCGCGACCCACAGCTCTTCCCCGAGGTCGGCGGTGCGCGGCACCGCGCCCTGGCTCACTTCCTGCGACCACTGCGGGAGATAGCTCACGTCGCTGATCGGCAGCATGTCCATGATGTCGGTCGTCGGCATCAGCGCGCCCTCGGGTCGGCGTTGATGGCGTGCACGCGCGTCGGCAGCACACGGCGCGAGAAGTCTGAAATCTTCTCATCGACCATGCGGCCCACGAGCGCGAGCGAGCCGTCATCGTTAACACGCGCGTCGAAGGTTTCACCGGGCGCGGCCGGATGCACGTGCACGATCGGCGCGCCGCCGCCACCGGACCATGGCGCGAGTGACGGCGACGAGGCCGGTCCGACATACCCGCCGACATACCCGCCGCTCGCGTAGCCTGGAACGCGTCCCGCATGGATCGCGTCGAACAGCGACCGATTGCGCGCGGTAGTCGGCGCGTCGAAGACGAACTCGCCGCCATGAACGACGCCGGCGATCGCGCGCGGTGACAGGTTGCCGGTGAAGCCGCCGCTATCGAATGTGGGCACCACCATGTCGCCGGCGCCGCCGACGACGCCGACCGGCTGGGACGATCCGCCGCCGAACAGCGAGCCGAGGATGCCAAGAAGCCCGCCGCCGCCGGTGCTGCCGCCGAGCGCCTTGTTCCAGAGATTGTTCGCCGCCATGTCGATCAGCTTGTCGCTGACACGGTTCAGCGCATTGAGGCCCGCGCTCTTGAACGCATCCCATGCGGTCGCGCCGTTCTGCAGCTCGTTGCGGAAGTCCTTAAAGAGGCTTGAGGTGACTTCGGCTCCGGTGCTTTTGATCGTGCGCAGATCGTCGAGCCTCTGCGTCAGGTCCCCGATCGTACCGGCCTCGCGCTTCAGCGCATCGCGGTTCTGATCGCTCAGCACCACGCCGCGCGCCTTCGCGTCGGCGATCTTCTCCTGCTCGAACCGGTATGCCGCGGCCGCGCCGGTCGACATCGTGACCGTCGCCGTCTCCACTCGCAGCGCCGACTCCTGCTTGATCGACTCCGCGGTGAGATCGCGCGCGAAGTTCTTGTTCCCGATCGCTTGCACGGAGGCGGCGACCTCGCGCGCGGCCGCGCTCGTGCCTAGCAGGCCCTTTTCAAGCTGCTCTTGCGTGAGCGCTCCGGCCTTGACCTGCTCGTTGTAGACGCGCTGCTGGGTGGCGTTGAGCCCAGCGGTGCGCGCCTCCTCCAGCAGCGCGTCGGTGACTGCCTTGATGCGCTCTTGTCTCTCCCGCATCGGGCCGGATGCGCCAGCGATGTCGGCGGTCGACTGATCGAAGCGCGACGCGAAAGACGGGCCGGCCTGCCGGTCGCCTTTTGGCAGCGCGGCCGGCTCGGCCGCCGGCGGCAGGCCGAAGAGATTTGTATTGAACTTGAAGCGACCGGCCGCCGCGTTATCCCACGCCGTCGCAGTCGCATCCAAGATGGCTTTCAGCCCGCCCTGCTTTTCGATCCAGCCGCCGAGCTGCTCGAAGTACGTCCCCAAGGTTTTCGTAAGTCGCCCACCCGCGGCGGAGAGCGTGTCGGCCGCCTTGGTATCCGTACCGCCGATCTGCTCGAACAACGCGGTCAGGACGACTTGCTGCGCCTTGGCGCGCTGGCCTGTATTGTAGAAATCCGTTGCGAGCCGCTGTTGCGTCACCGACAGCGACAGTCCGATGTCGCGCAGCGCCTCGGTCGCCTTCGTCGGATCGGCGAGCGCCTTGCCGATCGCGATCGTGGCATCCTTCATCGGCGCGAAACCGCCCGAGGCCGCGTCGCGGGCGAGCCGCAACACGGTGCCGAAGGTGTCGCCGCTCACCGACTTGAAGCGGAGCAGCGCGACCTCCGAGTCGCGAATGTCAGAGACCGTTTGCGTGCCGCTCCGCGCAAGCTCGCGCGTCATCGCCTCGAGGCCGGCGACCGTCTGTCCCGACGCCACCTTCGTCGCGCCGAGCGACGCGGCGACTTTCACGTTGTGTTGCTCGAGATCGGAGAAAGCAGTGATCGCTTTGTAGGTGACGGCGGCGATCGCCGCGATCGCGATCGTGCTGGACGTCATGAACAAACCGAGCCGGCCTGTCCCGACCGTGAGCGTGCCGACCTGACCGATGATGCCGGCCATCGGACCGCCGAGAAGAGCGGCCTCGCGCGCCATCGTCTTGAAGATCATACGCAGGCTGCCGACCGAGTTGCCGGCACGGCCCGCACCGTCCTCGATCGGCTGCAGCGGATTGCCGGCCGGCTTCCGCGACTCCTGTCCGAGCTGCGTCAGCGACCGGCGCGTGTCGTCGGCGGCGCGTTGAGCGCCGCGCGAGTCCCCGTCGATGCGCAGCTGGAGAAGCAGCATCACCTAGTCCCGTTGAGCGCGTCTCGCGCCTCGGCTTCCATCAAGCGCACGCCGCTCCACAGGCTGGGCGTGATCGCCATTCCCGCGGCCTCCATGCCGATACGTGCGCCCGCATAGTCGAGCCCGAGCCAGAGCAGACGCGACGGCGCGAAGCCGCCGCCCACCGTCACGACGCGCCACTGCGTCGCGCAGGCGAGAAACGCCGTGACGATCGCGACGTGTTCCGGCCACACCCCATCCTCCTGGTTGACTGCCAAGTGAGCCCGCATCGCCGCGATCGCGGCCTCGGGCGCACCGAAGCGCCGCAGGTCGGCGATCGCCTCCGGCTCCTCGGTCGGGCGGTCGAGACGGCCGTTCGCCCAGGCGCGAGCGGCCCATGTCAGTTTCCCGCGGCGGCCGTCAGGACTTCGCGCGTGTACGTGCGCACGAGCGCGACGCGGGCGTGCGGCATCGCGAGCACCTGCTCGAACACCTCCGGCGTGAACTCCACCGGCTTTTTGTCCGCATCCGCGAGATCGTCGAGTCGCACCACGATGCGTCGGCAGAAGTCGATGGTGCCGGCCTCGGTGTCGAGATCGACGCCCTTCAGCTCGTCGTCGGTCGCGACCTTGAACACGGCGACCATCGTTTCTTCGTGCGCGCCGTCTGTGTCCGGCACGCGGACCTTGACGGTGCGGCGAAACGTTGGCCGTGCCTGGATGTTGAATGACATTTCAAGAGCCTCCCGGTTTGCGGTCGTGTGTGTGGCGTCGTTAGGTACAGGTGATCGAGAACTGATCGTTGCCGGCGCTTGGCTTCGGATCGACGCGCAGCGGCCATTCGAGAATGTTCTGCTGGTTCTCGTAGCCGGATAGCCGCTGCACTTGCGCGGTCGGCGCCGCGATCGTCACGATGTTGCCCGCCACCGTGCCGTGCACGAGGTTGACCGGCACGAGCGTTCGCGCCTGCGCAAGCGCGAACGGGTTGAGCGTTGCGAGCGCGACGGCCTCGACCTGACAGGCGAGCGTCTCGGCGCGGTCGACGATGAGGATTTCCTCCTTGCCGACCAGGAGGCGCGGCTCGACCTGGTTGCCGAGGTTGAAGGTGTAGCTGCGCAGCACGAGCGCGACGCCGTTCACTGTGAACGTGGGCGTGTTCGCCTTCGTCGCGACCAGCGGCTCTTGCCATGCCGTCAGCGTCGGCGTCGCCTGCGCGGCGTCGACCGGCATCGTGAACAGGCTCATGAACGTCCACTTGACGACGGGGATGCCCTGCGCGTTGAGCCCGATCTCGCCGCCGCCGCGCGCGGCCTTCATCACGTGCTTGGTGCCGCCGATCCAGAAGTAGAATGTGATGCTCTCGTGCGCGAGCGTGATAGGCGTGTAGGCGACCGAGACGCCAGCGCTGATCACCTCGGCACAAGCGCATGCCCGCGCAAGCACGCCCCACAGCGGCGGCGTGCCCGCCGCACCGGAGCCGGCAAGCTCGGTCTCAAACGTCAACGTCGAGCGAAGCGCGACCGGGATCGTCTCCTGTCCGCCGAGATAAGGCCGCTCCAGATCGCGCGGCACGTCCTCGCCCTCCATCGGCGCGAGCGTGACGTTCTTCGCGAGGATCGCGTTCGCGGCGCCGGTCGGCACCGGATCGGTGCCATAGACGGCGTCGATCTTCGCGAGCAGGACTTTCGACTTCCAGAAGATCGCCATGCTCACTTCTCCTTACGTTTCGCGCCGCGCTGGTCGACCGCGTCGTCCGGCTTCGTCATCGGTGCGGGCGGCGGCGGGTTGCCGCCGAACTCGTGCGGCTCGCGATGCGGCGCGGTCCGCTCGACCAGGTCGAGCTTTCCATCCGACTTGCGGACGTAGCTGCCGCCGTGATGCGGTCGCTCGTGTTCGCTGCTCATCCGACGATCCTCAGTTGGTTGTTGAGCCCGAATTCGAGCTGGTAGATCACCGCGCCCGCCGTGAGACTGACGAGCGCGCCGCGGCGCAGCTCGAACACGCCGGGCGCCGTGTCCGGTGCCCAGCCGGCGATCGCCGGAACGGCAGCGTCGATGAGCGTGCCCAGCTCGGGCAGCGCGATCGCGCCGGTCGCGTCGCCCGCGGCTTCGACAACAAGAACCACGGCGACGACTTCGACATAAGGCTGACGGAAGATCGCGGTCGCCACGTCGGCGCGTCCGCCCTGCAGCCCGAGCGGAATGACGAACGCGGCCGGCATGACCTGCGGGAGCGCGCCGTCGCGCACGAGTGCGGCCAGCTCGGCCGCACCTTCGATGCGACCAGCCAGCGCCGGCACGCGATCGCCGATGCGTGCCTTGACCGGATCAATGGAGAGCATCGCCAGCCCCCCGCGGTCCGAGCAGCCAGTCGTTCGCGAGCGTCGCGATCTCGCGC